CGGCGGTTCTTTGGATACTTTCTCACCGGAGAGAAAGTATCAAGCAGTGATTGAGAGCATCACTTTCTCGACTTCCCATTTAGTCTTTGCTGGTTATTACATCTATCAGACAGCTCGATAAACCGGAATTTGGATGATTACGGAATTTTTTTGCGGTTTTACTTTTTCTTCATCCGTTCCCGCAGTGCGCCTGCCAGGGTGGTCGCCTTCTGGGGCGGCTCCTGCGTGCCGGTAAACCGTGCGTACTGAGGCACAGCGCCGTGGAACAAATAGCCGCTGTCCTTTTTCAGCGCGCCGATGGCATCCGCCAGCGCAGCGCCCACATCCTGACTTTTTCCAATGGTGTCCAGATCCAAAAGCGCAGAAATCGCCTTGACATTTCTGCCGCCCGCACCCAGCACCGCTTCCGATACCTGCTGCTGCAGCTGAACCTGCGCCAGCTGCTGCGTATGCGCCTGCACCACCTTGTCATGTGCCTGCAAAATCGCATCAATAACCGCCGGCTCCAAAGCCAGCCCCTCCAAAAACGCTCTGTCCACAAATCCTTCTCCTTTCTTAATTGTCCGTTGCTTCCGGCATGAATTGCTTGCGGATCACCGCCCTTTGCTCCGGGGTCTCTGCCGGCAGACCGAACCGCCAGCCCAGCGCCACCTCCGGTGCCAGCAGCCCGGAAGCAACCATCTCCTTGTAGTCCGCCCAACGCTTTTCCTCGTCGTAGAGCACACCGTTACCCCAGTCAAAGCGCACAGCGGACACCTCACCGCCCATGCCGTACAGTCCGCCCAGCACCGCGCACAGCGCCACGGTCTTTTCCACCGCCCGCTGCCACATATTCTGAAAATCCATCACCGTCAGCGCATGCTCCGTCTGACTGGCAGAAATCTCCGTAGCGGTGCGCTGATCCAGATTGGCATCGCACAGCAGACCCCGCTTGATGCCGATCAGCGACTCCACGTTGCGCAAATACTCCTGCTTTCTGTCCAGGTACGCCTGCTGGCGCAGCTGGGGCGAGAACAGGGTAATGCCCACCCGGTCCGGCGCCTCGTCCAGACCCACAAACACATTGTCCTTCAGCTGACCGCCGTCCAGCAGATCTGCCGACACGAACACCCGGCTCTGCCCACGGTCAAATTCCCCGGAGAGCTGCTGCTCATTTTTGTCAATGGCATGGATCAGCCCCACTGCCGCGGCATACACCGAAACGCCGTCCGGTGAGCCGTCCACGCAGTTGAGCATGGGCGTTTTCAGCCGCACCAGCCCCACAGACCCCACCGGCTGTTCAAAGGTGTAGCAGTCCGCCAGCTGCGCATACTCCGGATGGCTGCGCAGCAGCACCGGGCTGCCCAGCGAATCCTCCCGGAAGGACCGGTACAGCCGGTTTTCAATGGTCAGATAACCCTGGGCATCCACGTGCCTGCGCTCTAATAGGGTATAAAAGGCATCCCCCACCACAGAGCGCTCCATGGTGCCCACATCCGTAGGCTCACCCCGGGCATCCCGCCCGAAGATCAGCACCCGGTTTCTGGGGATCACCGTAAACCCAAAGCCGTCACCGGTGACCCAGGGCTTCAGATAGCACTCACCGCCCACCAAAGCCAACGCCACCGCCTGCTCCCGGCAAGCCTCCAGCCCAGAGAGCACCTTTTGGGTCAGCTGTCCCTGCCCCACGGCGCTGTATTCGGCAAACACCGTGCGCACCAGCTTGCTGACCACCGTGTAGGCGATCCGCTGGCAGGGATCCTCCCCGTTTTCCACCGCATCCCGGTAGTAAAGGGAAAACCACTCCTCAATGGCGCTGAGCATTTCCCCCGTAGTCTTATCCGAGACCCCAAAAGCCTCCTGACAACTGTAAATATCCATAAAAACCCCCTTTTTAATACGTGCATAGTGCGTTTATTATCGTTACTTCCCTAACCCGCTCGGTAACGTTACTGCTCTTCAACTTCCAATTTATCGAGCTTTTTATCGATAGAATCTGTAGGGGCGATCATTGATCGCCCGCCGATTTGTGCAACAAATCGGAATCGCCAACGGCGATATTCCATTTATTTCCTTCGGAAATTCCAACAATTTGCATACAAATTGTTGGACGGGCGATCAATGATCGCCCCTACGACCCCGAATGAAACTGCTCTATAAACCGGAATTTTACCGACCTGCGTCATTGTCCAGGCAACCTCTAAAAACTCCTTTTTGATGATTTGGGTGAGAGATTTTGACCCAAATTAAGTTTTGAAAACACCGGAATACTTTGTGTATTGCGGTGTTTTTAAAAGGCAAAGTTGGGGCAAAAGATCCACACAAATCGCAAAAGGGGAGTTTTTCGAGGTGCCCTCCATTTTGCATTATGCATTATGCATTTTGCATTCGCTTTTCCTTCCCATGACGGACATGCAGAAATACCGGATGTCATCCATGGCGTGATCGTTTTCCTTTTTTGGTGTGTCCTTGCTGTCGTCGTCCTCCCAGCAGTAGATGCCGAACTCTCGGATGGCATCGGCGCAGCGCTTGGACACCAGCAGCCGTCCCTGCTGCAACAGCGACCCCACCAACCGGATCCCCGGCAGCACCCGATTATCCGCCCGGCGCACCCGGAACTGTCCACGCTTGCGGATCAGGGCAATAAGGCTGGCAGCGGACGGGTCAATGACGATCCGTTCGATCCTGTGTAAGCCTGCCAGCTGCTCCAGCGCGGCGTAGTACTCCTCATCGGTCTGCATGACCCCGGTGCTGCGCCCGTCGTGGTAATATTCCTTTACCCGCACCGCGACCCCCTCCCGGACACACCAAAGCCCCGCGGAAAAAGGATTGCGTGTACCGTAATCCACAGAGATGTACCATTTATTCTCCGCTGTAGGGGTCGATGACCACATCGACCCTCCACCCCCAAAAAAGTCGGTTTTCGTCGGTGATTTCTCTCCACGCACCCACGCATCCACTTTTTCCCCAGGCAGCACATGCCGCCTTTCCTCAAAATCGTAGATCCGCCCTTCCGCGGCGCACCATTGCCCCAGCACGTACCGCCTGAAAAACACCCCGGTGTACAGCCGCTGATACCGATTGCGCACCGCCTCAGTCAGCGCCGGGTTGTCCTCCATGGTAAAATGCAGCCGCAGCAGCCGTTTTTCCCGCGCTTTTGCCACCCACTCCCGGTAGAACCAGTGCTCCTTCGCCCCGGGATTGCAGGAAAACCACAGCTTCGCCCCCTCCACGGAGCACCGGGCAGCCGCCTGCTCCACAAAGGACCGGGGCATCAGCACCGCCTCATCCAGCAGCACCCCCGCCAGGGTAATGCCCTGGATCAGCATATAGGAGCTTTCGTCCTGCCCACCAAAGAGGTAATAGGTATTTTTCCGTTTTCCCAGACGAACCGTCAGCTTATTTTCCGAACGGTTTTCGGTGATCCGGAACAAGCCGCCCAGCCACCCCTCCATAGGCAAAAGCAGGTTTCTGCGCAGCGCCCCCACGGTCTTGCCGCACAGGGCAAACACCTGATTATCAAAGCGCGCCATGCTCCATAGGAAAAAGCCGCAGGTCAGCGCCATGGTCTTGCCGGAGCGCACCGCCCCATCGCACAGGATCCCATCCAGCTCACGAAACCCCTTCCGGTTCCACCAGGTCATCGCCAGCAGCTGTTTGCTGCCAAATTTCTTGAATTTCACCGTCTGTCACCTCCCCGGTGGATCGCAAAATCGCCTCCAGCAGGGGACTTTCCTGCGCCGGCGCGCTGTCCCCGTCGAACAGCCCTATGTACTTACCCAGAAGCTCCAGCGCCTTCAGCTTGTCGTAAAATTTCACCTTGATGCCGCTGCTGCTTTTTTCAATGGATGCAACGGCGCAGCGCAGCGGCTTGGGCAGCTGCGCTGTGGTTTTCAGCTCCACCGTGCCATCTCCGATCTGCACCAGCTTTGTCACGTCCGCCATGGCGATGGCTCTGAGCTGATATAAAACGTCCTCTGCCTTCACCGGCTTCATAGGGACCGCCCCCTTTCCGAGTACCACTCTACCGCAAAACCGAAAAAGTTTCCTTCGCGTTCTCTACGCTTCCGGAAAACCTGAAACCCCATTGCAATTCCACAGCTTTTCCCAAACACCCCCAAAAAGCACCCCCCAACACGCCTATTTCTCTACACCACCACCCCCAATAGAGAATGGAGAATGGACAATTAAATTCCAATTTATCGAGCTATCGCTCGACAAATTGGAATAGCTAAATTTTCCTGACGGAAAGCGAAATTGCTACGCAGCTAAATTCGCCTTTGGCGAGCGAAATTGTCTTCGACAGCGAAGGTGTTCGCAAGCGAACGATTTGAATTTAAAATATATCGCGCAGCGATACCTTCAGCTGCCGCATTGCGGCAATTTAGCTTGGCGTAAGCCAAATTTAGCTATGAAATAATTTAGCTGATCCGCAGGATCAATTTCGCTATTCCAA